TTCTAAAATGCGAGTGGCCGCCTCTGGCCCGTTGGTGTAAAACGGAACAAGTGAAAATGTATTAGAATCAATATAGGTTGTTTCGCTGTTGATGTTGTTGGCCACACCTAAAATATCGGTGGCTACCTCAGTTAAATTGATGCTTCCGGTTTCGCTGTAAACCACCACGCCCGATACCTCCCCATAATAGGTGCCGTCGGCGGTTGGAGTTTGCGCACTCCCCGACCGGCTAATGAACTGTAAATATAATGTTTGGTAGGGGGTGCCTAGCGTATCGTCTTGTGTACCGCTGCCAGATGATGTGAAATTCCAGATGGTGACAGCATTATCAATGTCTCTTAATCGCCATTCCCAAACCTGTCCACCCTCTTGGAAATCATAGCTTAATGTCACACGCTTAATGGTTTCGCCGGTCGGCATTGAATACTCTAACGCGTAATATTCATTCGCCGCCCACGCTTCCGCCTTTGGTGTCACTCGCAATCTATCGTGACGATCATCGGTTGCTAGTTCAGATCCGGGGTTGCCACTGTCAAACCAGCGCCAAACGTCAGCACTGACCCGATCATCTGCCCAGCGTTTATCCATTGTGTATTGGCCTAAAATGCCACCCCACGCCCCAATCCCTTCAATGCCGATCCCTTGCTCACCATCACTCCCCACACCATAACCAATGCCAGAGATAATGCCTTCCCATACGATTATCTGCCCATTTCTGATGACAAGCCGGTCGAGCCCTTGCACCAATACGGGCAGCGTGGCATCACGCGGTACGAATATGTCACAGGAAACATACAAGCCAGACGGGTAGGTTTTGCTAAACGATCCAATAACAGCGTTTGCGAAAAAGTCATCTACCCCGCGTCGCTGTGTGTCGCTAACCCCCTCGTAAGCGTGAACGGTTAGAAGGTTTTGCCCTAAATCAAAAGCCATCTCGGTATCACCCACAAATCGTTATATGTTAGCGTCCAGGTTATCAATGGATCAACGGTGTGATCACCCATACGGACATAAGAATATTTACTTTGTTTGGTCGCAAATCAACTTCATCTCCAAGCGTTACGAATTTTCCAGCCAAGCCATTACCGCTAGGATACTCTTGTGCCAAGCGTCCACGCAAGAAAACTTGAGCATTAACAACCGTTGCTGACGATTTGACACGAATAAACGGCCGATACATAAATTGAATATAATCTATTCGACCCGCTGTCGATCCCGTCGTTCGACCAATGTAAACGCCAAAGGAAAGTGCGATATAGTCATACCCAAACTGGGAAAACTCCGATGCCGTCACCGTCATTGGCGGGGCAGCATGTAAACGAAAAGCTGACGACCCATCCGGCAGATAGTTAGCTTCGGTTAAAACTATATCACTTGACTCATCACGCCCTTTTAAATCTAAATCCGTACCCGCGTCATACAGCCTAACAAGCGCTTGGTAGCTTCTGCCAAGCAGTTGTCGTTTGATTACCCCAGGCAAAGACGATGTACTTATAAGGTATTCAACATATGTTGTTGACCAGGTGGCCCCCTGATATTCTCCGCCCGATGAACCTGAGTCGCTGGTGCCGTCGAATTCCACATAGGCCACGTCGCCGGGATCGACAAAGAAGTCAACGTCTAGCAAACTCAGCCATAATGATTCACACGTTGTCAACGGGACAGATGCTTCTAAGTTGTACCATGTTTCGGCGGGTACATTGCCCGGTATGCCGCCGCATACAGCGAAGTTGTCACGGCTTGAATCGTTACAATTATCAACAACGTCGTCGCCATCTTTTGTCCAAAGCCAGGGTAGTGGTTCGAGTTGCTGCCCCAAGCCATCACCCCCGTTCACTTGCGCCGATATATTGGTATAGTCGGCTAATGCCTGGGCTGATGTCATCGCTCGGTCGTATGTGGCAAAGCCTAAATAGACGCCTGACATAAAAGCACCCGTTGCACTATCTGAACCAATGTAAAGACGGCCGGAAAATGCCGCCGGCGTGTATGACGCGCCGCTGGCTACGCTCACCCCGTTTTTATATAGAACCAATCCCGTGGGCGAGTAAACAGCGTGTAACACAATAATCTCGTTTGTGCTAAAGGTATCGGCCGCCCCATCAATGGTGTTCGTGCCGTCAGTGAAGCGAAAATCGGTACCGGTGCTGTTGTACGTGACTCGCATACCTGTAGTGGACGCCTGGCAAAAATAACCGGTGCTGCTGTAATCGGTGCTGTCACGGTTCGCTCGCCATACAATTCGTATGGTGCCCTCGGCTATGTTCAGCAAATCAGATGATGGATAACTCAATACCGCATCTGTGCGAGTGCTTGTGCTTTCGTGCGCTGTGCCGCTCCAGGCAACCCCCATCATATCGCCGTAAAATGGGGAGGTAGCAAATCCGTTTTGCTCAATTTGTATCATATCTATGTATACGGTGTAATCTTCCACAACCACAACCCCAACCGATTGCGCTGATGCAATTCCGGTAAAGCTGGCTGCTACCCTATACCAGCCATTGCCCACGGCCGTGTATGTTTCTGTTAATGAGGTCGCACCGTACAGGAGCGATAACGAAGATGAGGACACGGCCGACCCGTCCTTAAGTTTTGCATAGCAAGACAATGTATAGCCGCCGGTGTTACCCACATCAATACTTTGCGAAAACGTGCGCGATGACGATCCCGTTGCCGTTAGTTTGGCGCTGCTACCGCCAAAAATAATAAAGTCCTCGTCGGTGTTTTCCGTCGCTGTGATACCTGCCCCGGCTGACCAGTTAGTATTCCAGGTCGAATGGCCGAACATGGGGTTGGTCATTTTGTTTACTTCAGTTTGAGAGATGGTTATCCCCCGACTTAACCCATCAGCGGTGGTAATATTGTCCTCAAACAACCCGCCGGCGGCGCGGCCCAATCGCTGCCGAAGCCCTAAATAGTGGGGCTTCACAAGACAAGACACTTGATATTTAACACGCGCATTTCTTAACATTCCGTTTCCATATTCGGGCCAAACATTGACCGTGTTCAGGTGTGCAATGATGTAGCGCGAGTTTGCCCCATACTGTCCCCAAAGCGGCTCGAATGGAACATCGTCATTGCCTTTGAACTCAAAACAAACCGGGTTGGTTTCATCGCCGGCCGCTTGTAGAAGTGCCAAGAAGGGGGTGGCTGACATGCGACATTGTGCTTCACTTGACCCGCTTACAGTTATAGTAAATTGCAGTTGTCGGCTTTGCGGTGTTTCGCCACGCTTAACGGCTCCGCTCCTGTTGGCGGCCGTGCCCGTAGCTAACAACGGAATTGATTCGGGCGACGGCGGAACATAACCTAAATCAATCTTGTATGGTGAGTCAGTTAAAGAAACTTTTTTCCTTCCCTGGCTTAGTATTGCAATTATGCCCATATTATCCTCTGCCCGCCATCTGCTGCCGGGTCATGCGCCCGATCTGGTTCATCAAATCTTGCGCTAACTGTTGGCCGTTTTGCCCTGGTTGCTGCACAATGGTGATGCCTCCAAAATTATAAGACGCCCCACCACCAGACACCCCGCCCGGCACGCTTTGCTGGGCAAACTGATTGACTGCGCCCATACCTCCGGCAAGAACGCTTGACGGGATAACCAGCTCGTTAGGGTGAACAATACCACCGGCCGCGCCAGTCCATCCGCCCATCGCGAACTCACTATCTTTACCGCCCGGTCTACCCTGACCTCCTGCGCCAACAGACGGCGGAGGCTCGCCGGTGCTGACATAGTTTGTTGATACCTTGGTGTTAATTTCGGATGGGATATTGTTTAGTTCGTTTATGTATGCGTTTATGGCATTCTTGACTTCGGTCACGCCCTCGCGAGTGCCGTCCCATGATTCAACTTGACGGCGAATCATTTCATCCAGCAGCGCCGCCTCAAGTCTAGCATTGGCTTCTTCTTCTGTGTATATTCCCAACGCCTCGCCCGCGATGGCAATAGCGGTCGCGTTGTCGGTGTTTGCCTGGATGGACTCAAATATCTTTTGATTTAATAGCTCCTGATTGACAGCGCCGCCCTGCGTAACGGTTGAGGTATCGCCCAATATGTCGCGGTACTCTGCAAGCAAATCGGTATCCTTATCAAGCGTATTAAAGAATTTGGCAGTTTGGGCCGTGATTTCCGCCTCTTTTTGTGCTAGTTCGGCGGCGGCATCAGCGGCGGCCTCATGCGCTGCTGCCCGTTTTTCTTCGGCCTCCGTCTCCATATCGGCCGTGACCTCATATTCCAGGCTGGCTTCCTTGTAATCTCGCGACAATGCCGCGTTGAGTTTAAACATTTCCGCCAGGCGGCGTTCTTCTTCTGTGAGTGCGGCGACGGTCGGGGTGTTCGTCCGTACAATGTTTTCATGTGCAGCAATGCGCTCGTCAAGCTCGGCAACGGCCGCTTCGCTATCACGGGCGGCTATTGCCAGGTCATACCATGCTTGAGCTGTCCCCATGTCTGGTATGTGAGCATTGGCCTCGCGCAATTTACTTATGAATTCATCAAAGGTACTGGATGACGTTGCCGCTGCATCAATGACCGCTTTTTGTGAGTCTAAATTGCGTGTTTGTGCTTTGGTGAAATCGTCGGTTGCAATAGCGGCTTCAAGATTTGATGCCTCAATATCTTTAATCGCTTTTGCGTAATCGCCATTAATCAAGGCTATCCAGGGCAGCAACCCCTCGGCCATGTGTTGTTTAAAAGCGTTTGTGACTTCTTGCACTCGAACTTCAAGCCGTGCCCAAGCATCCGCTTGACTGTCAACATTTCCGCCGACTTGTTCAATTAAACGGTTGCCCGATTCAAGGGTTGCGTTTAACAGCGCCGTCTGTTTTTCTTCGGCTGTCAGTTCGGTTACGGTCTTGCCGATAGCGGCTGCATATTTTTCGTTGGCTTCACCCACCTTGACGACAATACCAAGGTTGTCAAGGATGAGGGGGGATTGTCTTTTGATACCGGTAGAAATAGACTCGTAGAGGAATGCCGTGTCGCCTAATGTTGGGTTTAGTTTATTGGATGCCTTTGCGATTTCCAGCAACCTTGGAGCAGCGGCGGCGAACTGCTGCGACATTGATTCAGTTGTGCCCGCTGTTAACTTTAGCACCCCTTCCATTAGTTGAGCATCGCTAACCGTTCCCCGGCTGGCGGCTTGCATATCTTTTAATAGGTTGGGGGTTTTTAATACCTGCTGGTTTAAGAGATTGAACGAATCTTCGAGCTGGTTAATGTTTGCGCCTTCTTTTGACAAATCAAAAGCTTGCTTAAACACAGCGCCAGCAGCGACAACGCCGGCCGATAGTTTGCCGACCGTACCCACCACATCGCTTAATTTGTTGTTGTAATCTGTTATTTGGCGACTGTCTTGATCTATCGTCCGAACAACAACTTTTACCTCTGCCATTTAACCCATCCCCAACGGTATGCCCATCTCGCGTAAATTCCCCAACAGCAAACGTTCACCGGTTGTCAGCCCTGTGTTAACGGCCTCGCCGGTAAGGCTTCGGAACTTCTGTACTGTCGTGTATACGTTGGATAATGCTTTCATGGTTGCCATTTGTTTAGCATCCTGGTCCAGCACTCCACCATTCTCAGGCAGTAAATGAGTGCCACAAAGCCAGGCCAATTCTAAAACGGGCGGCGGTGCCCCCTTACCGTCGGCGGCGAGTACCGCCGCCTCAATTAGTTTTTTTCAATGCTTCCCAAGCTCATGACGTGTTTTGCTACCTGGTTGCCTGCCCAAAACAAAACATCGGCAACATCAGGATTGGTTTCGTTGTCAATATCAATCTCAAATGGATCGGCCAGGGTTGTGCTTTCTTTGTACCCCTCGCCGTTTTTTTTGGTGCCTGTCCACTCTTCAATGATACCAACCGCACCCAGCCAGTAACGTACATAAGCATCCTCGCTTAGTGCGCCACCAGCCCACACGCGCCCTTTAAACTGCAACTGCTGACGCACAGTCAAGGTGTCGGGAATTGTGAATCTAACGTCTAGCCCTTCATTGATAAATTCTGCCATTTTTCATTGCCCCCTGGTGCCAGCCTATGCAATTGACACGCTGGTACGGTCGAAGCCTGTACCGCTGGCGCTGCGGAATTCGGCCGAGAATGTTTGTAAACCAATCGGAATACTAAGCGAAACCGGGCCAATGTTGGCCGTGCCGCTGTAATATTGCCCACTGATTGATTGTAATTGAATTGTTTTTGTGGCTGACGTACCGTTGAGCAATGGCCCAATAATCGCCTCAGTGGTTGTATTGATCATTCCGGTAATATTAAAGGAGTTCACAATACCCAAATCTGCGATTTCCGTGCGCACTGAATCGCCCAGTCCGGTATCTTCTACTAGACCATTACCGCCATTATACGTGACGTTGTTTATATCGCCGCTAATGTCGGAGAGCACGCTTGTGGCCTCACCTGAGATCCAAAAGCTCGCAGCACTACTTAATTGGTGACCCATTATCCTTTACCTCGCTTTTTGTTTTTGCCCCCTGTAAGGTTTCTATAGCAGCGGCTAAACGCGCCGCCTTTCTATGCCAATATGTGTTAAATTGTCCGTCTGCTTCAAGTTTGGTAACATTTTCAAGCGCCTTATCATAGTCCGCTTGAAGCGATAACGGTATATTACTCTTGGAAGTTGACTGTTGTTTCTTCACGCCATTCTCCTATTAGTTCTGTGTAAATCCAGGCGGGCGCTTCGGCGGGCGTCTGTACCATCTCGCGCACTTCTACAATCTGCGCGTCCTGAATGGTGTTGCCTGTGTCGCCTATCAATCGATACTCATCAAGTGCAGTCAATATCGTGTCAACGGTGCCCTCTAGGGTTGTCATGCTGGCGCCATCGTCTATATACCGTTGCCAAACTTGAATCACAGTTTGATATGTATCAAGACGCTGTGACAATCCGATCATTTCGCGGGCCCACGCGCCGGGCTTGAGAATAACATATGTGCTATTCTCGCCAGAGTTTAATATGCCCCACTTGCCCCGGCTGGTGTTGGCCGAGGTGAAGCCATCGATTGCCTGAATGCGGGTTAACCAGAGAGCCTCCCCGTCTTTATATCCACTCATGGATCAAATTGTCTCCTACGAAACATAGGTTGCTCAATGGTGGTGCTGTCTGGGTCGGTGCGTTGATCGTGATTGTACAGGCCGGTATAGGCTAGGCTGTCGCTGCTGTCTTCTGTGGTTGTTACTCCCTGCGCTTTCCAACCATCTGCTCGCTTTGCTACCCATTCATATGCTTCGTCAAACAAGTTCCAAAGCGAACCATAACGGCTATCTTCTTCACCATCAAAGCCAGTGCCACGCTGTGTTAGCTCAACCAATGCGGCAACCTTTGAACGTACCCACAGATCACAAGACCGCTTCGGTCCGGCCGTGCTGATGGGCACGGTAAAACCATGTGACGCAATGGCATCATTTAGGTCGCTGGAAACGTCATCAATAAACGCCTCAACTTCGATCAGTGTCGGTTTGGTGTTTGGTGTGTAGCTAACACCCCCGTCCAACAAATGACGAGTGACGGCTACAATGTCGGCTATGTTTGAGTAGCTATTATCATCTATTGCCATGTCTCACAACCTTTGGCGGCGTCCACGTTTCACCACGTGCTGCCTTTTTTGCGGCATATGCCTCTATGCGTTTCTCTTGTTTTGCCGGGTCTAGTAAATCCAAGGCCGCAGGCCCTAAGCCCCCTTGCGACGGTGCTAATCCCCCCCAGTGTACCATAAAAGCTTGGGGAACGCGGTGCATTGGCAAACCACAGACGCATATCGTTTCAATATCCCACAGCATGGGGTGTCGGCGTTGGCGCTCATGCCCGTCTGGGCAGCGGTATTGATAATATCTAGCCATTATTGCACCGGTAGGACTGCCCGTCTGTAATATTCTTCTTCTCGTGTTACCAGTTCGCCCGTTTCTAAACGCGCTTTAACTTCTTTGGTTAAGGTGATAAGAAAGGCAGTGCGGCGGCGGGTGTATTTCAGCCCGGCCGGTACATCACCCCCACTTTTTAAGATTTTCGATTGACGTCTTGCATACGCTTTTTTGTCATCCATTTGTAGGCTTTCATCAAAATGGGGATCAACTGCCCAATTGTCAGGCTTGATTACCTTGTCGCCTGCCTTGAATTTGCCGAGTTCGTTATATTCAAAATCAGCCACGGCCGTATAGTTCTTTTTCTCTGCCATCAAATAAACTCCTTGTGTGCGGGAGGGGTCATCATCTCATTGAGTGTCAGATTGGGAATATGCCCCCGACACATCAGGCGGCAATTGTCACTAACTTGGCATGACCCGCTCCGCTGCCATATTTCACTAAATGATTCTTTTGTTAAGTCGCCTAGGCATTCGCCTGCATATTCGCGTTTGTTAACGCACGTCCAGACCTTGCCATTAGGCGTGATAACGCTTTGCAGTTGCGTCCAATAACATGTTTCATACGACCGTTCCCAATTCTTGTACATGTAAAAACGGTCAACGTCTGCATGAATGAATGGATCGTCTTGATATGCTAACAGGTAACTAATTGCCCCGTCAACCCAGGTTGTATACTCATCTGCTATGTTTGGTGCATCGTGTTTGTATAGAATTGTTGGTCTGAATTGAATATAATCAACCCCCAACGAACGTCCAAGATTTACCATTTCTGTTGCTTGTCGCCAATTGTTTTTGTGAAGCATGAAACCCAAACCAATAACCGCATCACCGTCAGCCTCGACTAGTCTGGTAACACCTGCCAAGACATCAGCAAAGCGATCAACCCCCTTGCTCTTTTTGTACATCTCTGGCATGCACTCATCGAGACTGATATATACCCACTTCATACGCCGTTTCATTAAGGCGGCACGTTTCTGGTTAATGTGCCCGCCGTGGGTATAGACACCTTGTTCAATAGGACAGGTGTTAATAATCTCATCAAAGTGGGGGTGTAGGGTTGGTTCGCCGCCGCCCGTCCAAGTGATTGACTTGACGCCGAAGGTTGTTAGGTCTTGCATGATAAACAAGGCTAAATCCTTGTCCATCAAATCGCCGCCCGCCTCTTTGCCCGCTGGTGAGGGCACTTTATTGGCAAGCGGCCCTTTGGTGTGAGTGTAGGCAAAGTGACACCATTCACAGCCCAGCGAACAACGGTTTGATAAATCTATTTCAACATTTACAGGCGCGGGTTTACGGCCGTTACGTATTTCGACAACGTGGTCAATATGATGTAGTAGTTTGCGCGGCGGGTTAATGTAGGACGTGCTCATAGCTTAATACTTTCCCCGGCCGTATCGGACGAATCGCCCCATGTTCGGCTATTAATCGTTCAAAGAATACGGCATCACCGCACTTTACCGCATTAATATCTTCTTCCCATCGCGCTGACACTGGCAACCTGTGAAAAACTTGTGAATGGTCTAAAAGCCCTCGTGGGTTGGTGATCGGTGTCTCGAGTGGGGGCAATTCCGGCCAATGCCCAAAACTTTGCGCGGTGCCAGCCGGTTGCATTGTTTCGGCTTCCCAAACATCACGCGTTTGCAAAATATACCCGTTCCAAACATCAGGATTGTATTCAAAATAACGGTTGACGCTTTCTACCATTTCCTCGTCATATTCGACGTTGTCGCACATGTAACCAACCAGCGTGAATCCGTTTACCAGCATATAGGCTTGATTGATGAGGACTGCATAGCGGCTTTTTTGCCTGCGCTCTTCGTCGCTGGTGGTGTGTTCAATGACGCCAATACGGTTATCGTTGAACATGTTAATTGCTTGCAACGTTTCTATGTCGCTTCCGTCGTCTTGGATAATCAAACGCCAATTTGGATCGGTCTGGTTTAGAAGGCTTTGAATGGCACGCTTTACCAGCCAAGGCCGGTTGTATGAGGTGAGAATAATGGTTAGCATATGCCCGCCTCTGGCTGTACGCTCTGGAATATCTTGCGTGCCTGGTTGATCTGCCATGCTGGATAATCAGGCCATGACACGCTCGCCCGACTGCCGCTGATGGCGTTATCATCCACAAACATCAGGCCGCTTTCACGTACTTCTGCATGGTAGGGCGTGCCCGCTTGCGGTGTGCTAACGCTGTGCTGCCAATTGTAAAGCAGCCCCTTTTTCTTTAGCTCTTTGACTGCTTTTAGGGTTGCCATGTCCTTTTCAAACGTCGATCCCTGCGCCCCCACTTGCAGCGTACCGTACACTTTGACATCGTACTTGTGGCACCATTCGGCAAAACGCATAAATTTATCTTCAAAAACAACCTTTTTGATACGCTTGCCCACGTCCTCACTAAATGATTCAATGCCTACCCGTATTTGACGATAACCCGCCCGTGACATGATCTTGATTAAATCCTCAGTCATAGGCCAGTAACCACACATGGCGTCATACTGGTATTTATCCAATCCTTTTTTTATGAGTGTCTCACAAAATAATGTCAGCCATTCGGGATTAGCGTTGTGCGTTTCTTCATTGAAAAATGCACCGCTGAAACGGCCGTTGTATTTTTGGGCGAGATATTCCAGTTCATCACATACATCATTAACATCACGCATCCGGTGGCTTTTGTGGCTCTTGCCGTGCCCACCGTAATACATAGGCACGACGCAAAACGAGCATGATAGTGGGCAGCCACGCGTAGGATAGACTTGTACTTGCCCATCAATGAGATTTGCACCCTCAACGTAGTTAATGCGGCTGATGTCCTCATCCTCTGGCCAGGGCAACCAGTCAAGATCGATATAGCCAGCGGTCGCCCTCTCTTCTTTAAGGTAGCTCAGTACATTGATCTCATATTCACCACTGACCACAAATGACCATCTATCATCTAAAGCATAAGACATGTTGTACATACCATAAGGCCCGGTCAAGATTGACTTAACGCCTAGCGCCTGCATGACCCGCGTCATTTCTTTATATGTTACGGCGCTGCATTCTGTAATAAACACATCAGGCTTGAGCGGCTTCACACGCTCTATACATTGCTCCACATTCAGCCCTTCAATGTTGGCATCAATCATCGTCACGTTCGCATTTGGTAATTCGCGCTTCAATAAGGCGGAGAGGTAGGCCAGTTCGTATGGGTAATAATGAAAGCGGTTGCGCTTGCCGGTTGCGTCCCAACGTGAGGGGAACAAACAAACACGCTCGCCGCTATCTAGCACCTCAACGGGGTTACAAATGACGATATTCATGATGACACCTCTACAATGTAATACCGCTGTGGGCCGTGTGGTAAGGGACCGTCAATGTAATCAACCACCGTTAATCCATGTTCTTTTAGCTTGTTCTCAAAGTAGGGCGGATGATAGTCACAGCGCCCAATGTTGCCCACGAAGGGGTTGTCTTCTGTGGCGTGGTCTATATGAATGCTGATAGAAGCACGGCCGTGGGGGGCAATTGCCTCATGAATAGCATCAAGATAATCATTAGCGTCATCTTCATAAATGTGGGTAAATACCGAGTGACATAGCAGCAAGTCGCCGCCCGTTGGTAACTTGAACTCGTCCAGCACCCGCCAATCATATTGCGGATACCTTTCACGTCCGGCGGCTATCATATTCGGATTAATGTCCAGACCGATATACCGCATCTGTCCGAAACGCTCTTTAAGTGAATTAACAATCATGCCGCCACCGCAGCCAACGTCAAAGATAATCTTAGGCTTTGAGCCGTTCAATATCTTGTCTAATATCGGCTTGTAATATTCGTCATATTCTGCCTGTGACATGTGGGTAGTCACACTGTCCACATTGCGACCTTCGGTTACGTTGTTCCAATAATGTTGATACTCATTCCATGTGGGTTGCTCAAACTGCCGCCAGAAGGCTAACACGCTGGCGCGTTCGTTTTCACGGCTGTACGTATCTCGCGCATAATCAGAGCCGTGCTTATACCCAATCGAATGCCCATTGTTAAAAGTTTTAACAAAAAGCTCGATTTCTTCTGCAAAGTGCTTAATGTCGCCCGCGTTCGGATTGATCCCGTGGATACTATCGAAATATTCAGCCCCGCCAAAACCATCATATCCAATCACCTGGCACCCGCTTGCCGCCGCTTCTAACGGTGGCATAGGACAACCCTCTTGATAACCGCTGCTTAGAAAAATAGCGGCGCGTTTCAACACGTCGGCCGTTTCCCAATGACTTAATCCTTGAATTGGGACTAGCCGCCATCCCTCTAAAGCACCACGCCATTTTAGCACCTGAAGCACTTGCATGAGGTCATGACTGCCCCGGCGCGGCATGTAAGCAATAATTTTTTCTTTCTTGTCTGAGAAGGTGAATAGATCGGCATCCAGTGACACGACAACACGGTCAACGGTTAGGAATGGGAAGGCATATTCTAACAGCTCCTTGTTATGCTCACTCACCACCATGACGCCTTTTAGGTTGTCGCGGTGGTATGGCGTTTTGGTTTCGTTGCCCTGGTAGCCTGCCCATGTGTAGTGTACGTTTTGATTAAATATCACAATACGCGGGTGGTTAGATTGCATAATGCCCATTCCCCGCGTTTCAGGAACAACAATGTAATCCTCTGGTGTTATTTTTACCTCATCGCCGTAAACAACGGCCGTATCGTTCTTGAACCATGTCAGGCGGAAACCGGGCACATTGTGAAGGATAGCGGCATTAATTCCGGCCTCGTTTAGTATGTCAACATGACGGTACATAATGCGACGGCCGCCGCTGGGGGTGTTGTCATCCATGCAAAGATAATAAATAGTCATGATAACAACACCTCCCACTCGTGGGCTGATTCCCGAACATTAAATATTTCCTCAATATCATCCGCGTAATCATCTACCATCCGTTGCCTTTCCTCATGGCTAGTAACACAAGCCTCAAGTCGCTTATACAAAACGCCACTTGATGCAGGTAGGCCGCAAGCGATAGACGCCATGCTCTTGTTATCACTCTTCACCCTGCCCCATGCGCCGGGGTAAGGGGGCAATAAGGCGACGTCATGTGCTGCTAATATGTCCACCTCGTTTTCTAGTGACCATTTAACATGACGAACGGGGAAATCAAAGTTGACCGGCGCGTCTGGACGATCATCCATAATTGTCAATGTAAATTTGTGGCCGTTCGCTTTTAGGCGTTGCAGGTTAGCCACCGCGCCCCATAAGGCAATGCGATTCATGCTGTAGCCAAACCAGATAAACCGTATATGGTCGGTGTCCACGTGTTGCCGCCGCTTGTGAAAGTGCGACAACTTCAGCCGGTCGGGTATGGCGTGGACGTTGTCAAGGCCAGACCATTCTTTAAAATCATCGGCCAAGGCATCGTTGCTGCACACTACACCCGAAGTGTACTCTAATACCTGGCGGCAATATTCTGGCTGAAACCACCAAGAAGGATCGCACACATCCCAATAGTGAAGAGTTTTAGGCAATGACTTTATTAAATTAATATCAATGGTCTTTTGCCAAATGCAAACATCATACCCGGAAATACCGTCAGGATCACTCACTACATCTTCTAACGTAATCACGTCGGCGTTTTCCATTTCTTCGGCTACCCAATACGCCCGCATTCTGGAAGAGGCAAAATTGATATCACCGGCGGTTATGAAGCATGTTTTCATGATAGCGCCTCCGGTTTAATCTCATAGGTTCTCAATGTGGATTCAGCCTCATCTATATCAACCCCATCAAGCGCCAAAAAGCCAATGTTTATTTGGCAGGCACCGCCGGCAGTCAATTCATACCTAACGGAGTTCACCAAGTGGCTAACGTCTACGTCATCAATATAAATTCTGTGGGTTGCCGCTGCTGGGTTGTATCCCGTTATTTTAATTTTACCCTTCATGACCCACCCCCTTTCAGTTGTTCGCGTATGTCCAGAACATCACTCACAATCTTGTCTTTCCATTGCTGGCGCTGCTCTTCTGGTAACTGCTCGAAGTTCTCTATAGAAAGAGGGAAGTTAAACATATGCCCGACCATTACCCCACCGTCGCCCATGAGCTGATACCCTGCCCTAAGTGCATAAAGTGGATAGCGTATATCACTACCGATTGGGTCTTTGTTCGGTCGTAATGGCTCGCCGGTGTCTGCCCACACATCGCAATCATCTTCTATCACATCCCATTCACCGCCCAAATATTCGCGTGTTTTTTCGACAACTTCGCGGTGTATGAGCATGCAACCCCAGCCGCTTGCCCCAATCGGAACAAGCTTGTCTTTTGGTGGCAAGTCATAATAAGGCATCAGCGGCCATTCGCCAGTGTATGGGTCATACCATACCGGGGCGATGGGAGAGTGGCGACGGCGCATGTAAAAGCCGCTAACAAACGGCATCTCCCATGAGCGCAAACGCTCTAATGTGTCTGCCCTGAATATCATGTCATGATCTAAAAGGAACATGACATCATGTTCTGATTCAATAAATCTGTTGAAGTGCGCTTGACGCCCCTCGTATCCTTTTGTCCCTTGTACGAATGTGGGAATACTATCACCTGGACGCCGTTCAATGTTCATGATTGACATCCAGCAATCGACAAAGCCGGTTTCAGGACCGACCACTCCAAGATAACAACTTCCTGTATACTTTTTCATAAATGCCCCCTGTGGCCTATGCGGTGGTAATCAACACGCAGGGGGCTTAAACCCGCGCTGATAACCACCCCAGAAGCCAGGTTGTGACGACTACACAATATCACTAAAGAAATAGCCGCCGTCTGCGGTAATCAATTTTTGATCCCATTGCTCGACGTGCTGCAAAATGGTGCTGTTTCGGCTTTGCGGTTCATTGTAGGTTGAAATCTCACCTTGCCCGCCGCCTGGTGCCCATGTAAACGTTTTCATACTCGAAACCGTCATCATGTCCGCACCTGGCTTGATGATGCACACCAAGCAGTCATCATCGATGAATGGGGATAAACTTGCGGATTGGCCTAGGTTGGCCGTATTGCGCACAGCTCGCCCCACCAAGAGATAATCAAGACCCAGCACAGACGCCATTAAGGCATCGCGCCGATCTTCGGTTAAACTTTCGGTATACTGAACCATACCCAAGATTTCGGCGTTGGTATGTAACGCGTCATAGACGATTTCGCCCATAACGGCCGCATTACCTGGTACGCCTAGCGCCTGGCGAATGGTGCGTTTTGCTGTGCGCACGTCGTTAATTGGATTGCCTGTGGTGTCCCAATCTTGTGCGGTGGTGTCGTCCGTCGTCCACACCGACGTTGTCATAAAGTCGGTGGCAAACGCTTCTTCCTTGCGCATCAGGGACTGCGTACCCAACCACTCAATGCCGAGCGTGGTTAATGATGCTGGCGTCTGACTGGTTGCCTGATGTTCAACCGGGATCGGATGCTCCAAACCCCAATGCAGGGTTTTGTATGTATCCGAACCCAGATCATACCCGGCGCGGGCGAAGGTGTCGCCATAGGCGCGGCGCTCTAATTGGTCTTTAAACCAGTATTTAGAACTGAAAGTAAAGTATGTCCCGCTTTCCTCATTAACCGGTACCACTGGCGCGGCGTTGGTTGCCACAAATGACATTTCATCATTCATATAACTGATCATCATTTTGGTGAAGATCGGGTTGGTTGTCGGTCGAATTGCTGCTACTGTTGGTTTAGCCATTGTTCATATCTCCTATAAGCCCGTCACCAGCACTTTGATAATGTCGCCAGCAGCGCCTGGGGCTTCCATCGCTACGCCAACTTTAAGCGCATACGTACCGACACGGCCGGTACTGTCATAACCCACACGGCTGCCGTAGGTGATCACGCTTGTACCAGCAACCAGAGGCATAATACCCAATGCCCCAACTAGTGCGGATTCGTTCGCGGCGTCTGGTGCATCTAACAACACACCAATAGCAACATCAGTGGATCCGGCAACGGCGATAACCTGATTGGCAGTTGAGGCTGCCTTAACAAAATGATATTGCTTTGAGCTAATATCACCAGAGACAGACAGGCCAGGGATTGTTTGAACATTAGCACCTTGTATCTCAGCCATTGCTCACCTCCTGCCATAATTCTGGCTGTTGGTTGGCAACTGCGCTTACAGCGGCATTGTAGTTTACTTTGTGTTCGGTCATGTGCTTACGCACGGCCGCATCAAATACCAATGCTTGATTTACGCCTTCGCCGTTTGACTGCTCACCCACATCAGATGTGAGATTACTTTCATCGATTTGAGCTGATAGCGCCTTGAACTTGGTAACAAGCTCCCTGGCGATCTCTTCATCCAAGCCAGCTAACAAGGTGTGAAGCTCTTTGTCCTCAGCGACGGCCGTTGCTTCTTTGAACTCAGATGCAAAGTAAGAGATACGCTCACCCTGTTGGCGTTCGGCTTGCAGGCGTTCGGCCTCGGCTTTGTACTTTTCTGCTTCTTTGTTAGCTGCTTCGAGCTTTGCCGCGTAATCCTCAGATGGGGCAGCGGCTTGCTGTGGTTCCGGTTTCTGTAGTTCGGGATCATGAGTAGATGTGGTGAAAAACTCTTTAATCTTCTCAAGCGTCGAAACAGATACCATGTCCATTTCTTGTGTCATAGTAAATTTCTCCTTATGACTTTCTATAGGTTCCACCGTATAAAGCGCGGTGGCCTCGCCTAAATGGGGCGTGTGTAAAAGTGCTGCCCCTACAATCAAAGGGGCGGGAATAACATTACCCGTCAAGGGGTCTTCTAGTCCCCCTTCCCATATAACTTCTGGTGATAAATATTTGTAATGCTTTTCAGCAATAGCTTTGACCCCCTTATCATTCATTTCTGGTGTCCCCCATACCATACCATCACGAATAAACAGCCCCTTGATATGAGCGCCCGCCGGGGTGCCCTCTTCGTGGCTGCCCAGTTTCACAGGGGGCAAGAAATGAGGTAGCTTAAGTTTGCTTATAATTTCAGCGGTACGTTCCACCCCATTTTTAAATATAGATACAAGGGGGAACAAGGGTAAGGGGTCGCCCGGTTCCACTACGGTGGCATACTCTGTGGGCAGATAAACAAAATCTATGTCTTTGCCTTTTAATGTGTTTTCCATTGAAATCAAAAAAGGCCAAACAACCCGCCTTGAGAAGGTTGTTTGGCCTTTGCGCTAGATATTTGGTTAAGTTGTTAGTTAAGTTTAATGTTTGTTGTTGTTATTGTCAACTGGCATAAAAAAGCCGTGGGGTGGCACAGGTTAGCGTTTATTGCTTTCTCCCTGTATACCTTGGCGCACGGGCACCGACTTATATACCTGAATCGGCGCACTACCGCCAGAGTGGCTAATGGTAATAGAGAACGGCTTACCGCGTCGCTCTTTGTACATACGCCGCAAGGTTTCGATCACCCGTTGCTCGCTTTTAGATAAATGGGTTGTGTTCATTTGGCTGTTAATTTCTTTCCCGTTTTTTCTAACAGCATTCCAGACAACCAACCATGCTGATGATAAATTATGCCATTATGTTTGATGTCAGCTTCAACAAAATAGAACCAAGCCCCATCATGCGCCTTTTCCTTTTTTACCGTTACCCTATCTCTATGCTTCAATGCTCCGCTTAAATTCTCCGCGTCTATCTTGACGCCCGGCCGTTTCCACAAGCAGATAGGCAGTTGTCCAGACCCACCAAGTATCAATTCGCCTTTTGTTTGACTATTCTCATACCTATCAATACCCCAAACACGATCTTTGTAAGGTTCCATTATGCCCCCCTGCCATTCAAAAAGGCCGCCATCTCTTCAGCTGCCGTATTGTGAAGCTTTACGATCTTGCCGCGAGCACGTTGCAATACTGTTTTCATTGTCCACCATATACCCCGGTGGATTGGCTTTTGTGTATTATCCCCAATCACATCACCAGCATAGGAAAGGTTGCTACCAAACGCTCCTTCATACCCGGTCGTGCCTAGTTTCTTTTGATTTAATATGTTGGGCTGCCCTAGTTTCCCCCCTGTCATGCTCACCCCCAATGAGCGCCCCAATGTACCGGTACGTTTATAGCTGCTATTTGGTCGCCTTGGATAGCCGGGCACCTTTTCCCACAATACCAGCAATGACGCCTTGTTCGTTTCTTTTAGCACCTTATCCATACGTCGCGGGTATTTCCTCATGCGCTGCATAAGATCACGCGGTGTAAACTGAATCTCTACCCCTTTGTTACCGGCTGGCATTATATCGCGACTCCTTGCCATACCCCAGCCTCGACCTCAGCAAAAAACCGGTCGGCTAGAATATCGCCTACACGTTCTCTAAACAAAACTTCGCTTACAAACGGTTGCAGCCAACAGCGACATCGCACATGGGCTGGCGGCGTCTGTGTGCCTTGTGTGAATGAACGCGTCAACGAACCGGCGCGGGTAAGTGCTGCTTCCGGCGTCCATCTGTCACCAAGCAAACCGCGCATGGCCTCACTATTGGCTACGCTTTCTTGTGACAATGTAAATCCGTTATCAATCTCTACTACTTGATTGTGAAGTGGCCAACATATAGGGCACACCCGTTCATCGACGGCCGTCATCCATCGTTTACCACCGACGACCCCGGTTCCTTGCCATGCTGCCAAATTGCCTTGTCCGAATATGCGCGTCACTTCTGTGATAGCGATAGCCTCGGCTCTTGTTTCCCCGAAAAGAGGCGTCAGTTGTTCGATCAACCGGGGCAGCGGATCGCCCGCTTGTATCCATTGCTGGATGGCTTGCTGTACCCTGACGCGGGTTGTCTCAGTAATGCCCGCTATCTGGTTGAAACGATACGTTTGCAGCCACGTTAGCGCCGCCTGATTCACCAAGTCAAAATCTACGAGCTGCTGAAGAGCGGGAGGCAACAGGTCAACCGCATTGCCCACGCCCAACATAAGCGCATCCATAGCCGGTTGTTGAATGGCAGCCCATAGCAAGGCGTTTTCTGCTTGCCAGAAATCATTCGTTAATGGATTCATTACAATTCTTTAGCCCCCTTAATCGCACGGTTTTTCTGTGACTTAAGGTATTTTTCCATCGTTTTTAGCCAGCTTCGCTCCATGCGGCGGCGCTGATATGCGTCCGGCGCGTTGTCGGGTGCGCTGGCATACATGGCGGTATTTTGGTCAACGTCATCATCATCATCGTTAAACTGCCTTGCCATTGCTTGCCGTTTTTGCTCGTTTTCGTCTTCAACTTCTTCTATCTCTTCAACCGTCTTTTCTGGCATTCCAAATACGGAACGTAGTTGTATTTCATCCTCTGGCGTCCAGTTCACCTTACCGCCGGTTGCCTTAATCAGTTCAATAAATGTGTCTGTGTCCACGTCCCCCGCCGGACTATGTTCTAGTTTAATATGTCCGGTCTCACGGCCGTTTAACTTTAGCAGCCTGTCTACAGCGTACTTGGTAAAGGTTTCGCCTATGCTATCGGCGACCGCATCAACCGCCATTGTAAAGAACGAAACGTCAGTTTCAGCTTTTGCCTGACTGCCTACGCCATTGATCGCCAAGATAATAAACTGTGCCAATACGCTCATTAATACCTTTTGGTCATATTCGCCAATGGTGCTATTGAGCGCCATAAACACTTGCGCATTCCCCGCGCTCATTAGATCAACGTCCCAAGCCATATGCTCACCCTCGCCCAACGGTGGCGGGATAATGACAGCCCCTTGCTCATCTACGCGGATATTACGGCCGATTTGCTTTGCCTGCGCTAAATCATCACTACCCGTACTGCCATCGGCACCCATTGGCATCCGCACTTTGGGCATCCCTGCGGCATGGCGTTCATAGCCAATAGCCCGCACTTCCTCAAGCGAAGATCCATAATAGAACGGAATCCACGCCGGTCTTAATATGCTTTCCCCTTCTGGGTTGCCGCCGTTGTTTCGGAGACGGTAAATCAACAGGCGATCAACTGGGATCGGGTCTGCCCATAGATAAGGTGTCTGCTGCAATGATTCAAGTCCGCCATCATCGGAGAAGTTCCACCATTGATGAGTATCGTGCTGTAAGAATTTGAACTTGCGCCAAAGTAGATCGGGGCCTACGCGCTCGTACTGGTTGCTAAATGTCACCCAGCCGTAGAAGGGCATTAGCATAGCGTCGCTTATGTGGTCATTCCACGAATGAGACAAGTTGTTAAACGATCTCTCAACTAAATCGAGATCGCGATCTTGACTGCCCCGGTCACTGGTGAAAAACCAATCCACTTGTCTAACAGACATCTCAAAAGCCAAGCGCACCGCGCCGCCGATAAGCGGCCCATTCTTAACCATACGATTAACGGTTTTGGTTTTGCTCTGCAAATCTTTCCAATCGTCAAGAAAATCATCCTGTACAATATGAAACCTATCCCGCTGGCTGGTGGCTCCGATCCCTTGAGTTAGTGCGGCGGCTGATGATTTGCCGTTTCGATATTTTACAATTTCCATTTGCTATTTCCTCTGCCCCCTGCGTTGGTTCCTGTCCATCTGCTTTTTTTCTTTGGTTGTTTGGGCAGCTTGCCGCCTTCCGTGCCCTTGCTTAAGTATGAGGCAATGTAACGGTATGCGTCAAGCCGGTGGAACGTTTCCTTGTCTGCGATCCTTTCGGTTGGTTCGCCTGCGTCGTCTAACTCCCGGCTGTATGTGCCTATCTCATCCAGTACGCCCGCACATGTTGAAAAGATACGAAGCGACGGGATAAGAGAATAGCCGCGATTGATACCAACCTCAACATCTGACACTGGTGGCGTTCTAATGATAAGCCCGGCAGCGTTAAACTCGTTTCGCCATTGCCCCTCAGACTTTGCCCCACCATAACATACGGGGTTGCCTTTCTCCCCTTTCAGCAGTGAGTCGGCGTGTTCGGCGGCCGTTTTGCCGCCTGTCAGATATTCACGATACAAATAAAATAGCTTGCTCTTGGGGTCTTTTGCCAAGAAAACAGCGGCCGTGTTGACGCCGCCAAAGTCAAGCCCTAAATATTTAGGCCAACTTTCCGGTATCGTTATCGGGTCTATTACGTTGATTTCATCGTTAAAGTTGTCGTATATCATGCCAGCCGGGCGAGTAAAGATAGCCTTATAAAACATTTTGAACTTCCATTCTGGGTATCTTCCCTTGTCAACAAGTCGTTTTATTCTATCCATTTCCGCTTGTGGAAACGCAGGATTTTCGGTGCTGTCAAATCGTATCACCTCGATGTCTGGGTCGCGGTCGCGCTCGTCCCACAACTGTTGTTTCAGCCACCCTAAATTATACGGTGTGGTAGTGATTAAAACCCGCCCCTGTGCTAATGACAACCGGCGAATGATGGCTTCCCACGATGGTAGCTTGAATTTGTTTTGGCCCGCCTCATCGAGCCAGGCAGCTTTAGCGGTGGCTGATTCCAATGATTCTGGGTCTTGAGCGTGCCCAAAGATAATGCGCGTGCTTACCTCTTGTTCTTTGCCCCATGTTCTAATCTCCCCCAACGCATCAAACTCGAAAACCTTGTCAGCCTTATAATATTTTCCGAGATTTAGCAAGTTTTCAAATAAATTCAAAAATACAGGGAGCGCCTTTAGCTTTAAAAGCGGGTATGTTGGCGTTACAACCAGATAGTCTCCTGGGCCGCATCGTTCAACTTCATCATATAGCCAGAACGGGCCATAGCTTGTTTTGCCCCCTTGCGTACCAGCCAACACAACCACAAAGCGGGCGCGGCTGTCAGTAGCAGCCCATTGCCCAGGGTGAAAGCGCCGTACTAGCGTGCCACTGTCCACATAATAGGGCTGCTCAATCGCTTGCTTCGTTAGGCCGCTCATCTTTTATCCGCTCAATAGGTACCGCGTTTTGATGCTCAATTTCTTGCTTTTCTACGTACCCCCGATCCTTCGCTTGTGTCTTTAGGTAAAAGATAACGGCCGTTGTGTTGCCGCCTTTTATCTGCTTTAGCAGCTCGCCCTCGGCCATGTCCTTTAAGCTGTCCTTTTCATCCTGTATCGCTTGTTTGACAGTGGCGTACCTTTCCATTGCGTTGTATACGGTGGTGCGTGAACAACCGACACGGCGGGCAATGGTGGTTACAAAACCACCGCTACCCTCAATTGCTTTTATAAATTCGTCTGCTGTAAATCCGTTCTTAGCCATCTTTTTTATACTGTTAAATCTGTTAATCAATCAATTCTGGTTCAATGCCGAAAGCGTCCTTGTACCGCACTCATAAGCACATTATAGCATAAGTCACGGCTTGGCTATCTCACCACCACAAGCGCCAGCCAGCACATGGACAGCCAGAAAACGATCACGAACAAAGCAATACCAATGAACGCAGCACGGCGGCACCCCGGATCATAGTCGTCATCTACGTTCATCATTGATTCCAACACCACGCTGGGTTATTGCCGGCCTCTATGCATTCGTTTACCGATACCACGTCAAACAAAACAAACAAAAAGAAAACTACAATCAGCCCAACTATTAAATAGCCAAATAAATCACGTTCATTGAATTCCACCGTTACAATCTCCTTTGCCCCGCGTTGGCTTCAGTACGTCAGCACATTTGGGGGTACCAACGCGGGGCGTAATTAATCTACTCGTTAAGCCTTTTCAGCCCGCTTGTAGTCTATCGCCTCTAGAATATCAAGCGCATCGTCTACAAACACTTTATTGATAATTAAGGCGAGGTTATGCCCCGGCATACCGGCCGGATTGTTGCTGGCATAATTAATACAACTCATAATTAATTCGAGCTGCCGTAATTCATAATTTTCTGCGTAAACTTCCCATAAAGGTTTCATGTCTATCTCCTATTTATTCGTTAAGCCATTTTAGCTGCTTATGTTTTATAATCCTTTTTGTAATCATAATCTGACATAATTAATCCCTAAACTAAAACCGCTTCTCGTTCATTTGCGCCATTTGAGCGTGTAGCTGTTGGGGTGGGGGGGTCTGGATAACCTAACCAACCCTTCGCCCGCTGTACCCCTACCCGGTTCAATCTGTACACGCCGTTACCGTCTGGATGTTGGCCCATCCAGCCCAACCGCTGCAAATTATGACGCATGACATTAAACATCTGTAAAGGCCAACCACGCCGCCGGGCTTCGTTCTCGCTAAACTCAACACGATTCCCAACCATGATCACCGCTTCCAACCAATTGCGAAACTCGCCGGGACCGGGGGTTGCGAATTCAGCCAGGTGCATACCGTAACCTGTGCCGTCAATGGTGATAAGGAACGGGTCATCAACAACCGGTTCCGGGGCGGCCTCTGGTATTGGTTGAGCGCGTTCGACGGGCTTATAATTCCCATGCAAGCCAATGATATGCCCGTTCTCGTCCTCAATGGCGGCATCCTCTGGTAACACGCGATAATAAACCGAAATATAGATCGTCTTAACTATCAGAAACCCGGCATAACCAAAAACAAACAAAAACACGCCACCTAATCCATAGCGGAAAAAGTACAAAAATTCTGCGTAGTCATCTGCGCGTTTGACATATGACCGGTTGCGATCAATGTCATTGTTAATTGATACGGCCGTTGCCGTGCTGACTGCGTGTTCTCGTTCCAACAACATAGCGCCGTAATCCCGCGTCAATTCCGCACTCACCAACCCATAAGCGGTGTCAACGGTGGCTGTCACGTTTAGCACCGCCTGACGTTCCGCTGTGGCTTGTTCTGCCTGGCTAGTTGAAGCGGCGCTGATCGCTTGCCGGGTTGCGTTGGCTTGTGCTGCTTGCGCTGTCACGGCGTAGGCTGAAGCAGTGCCGGTACCGGCCGCCGACCATGCCGCCGCGTTAGGCTCCTGACTTGACGGAATTCCGTTATAGCCAGCATCGGCGCAGCCGATGAGCAATATCAGCGTTAATAAAAAAAACAGTTTCACGATACCAACAGCAACGGCGGGTTGGCCCAGCTCACCCGCTTGCGGCTGAGTTCACAATATTCCTCTGATATGTCAAAGCCGATGTATTTACGGCCGTTCTGGTACGCCATCT